GAAGGAGAAGGATATACCAAGAGAATCAGTAACCTATATGCCTGGATCAGGAAGAGGGTTTACAAATGCAGGAACAAACTCTGGTGGTTCAGGTGGTTCAATTAATAGAATACAAATGATTTTTGTTCCAACATTAGGTAACGCTTTAGACTTTGGTGATTTAACTTTAGCAAGACAATTACCAGGCTCAACAAATAGTGTTACTAGATCTTGTGTTGCAGGAGGAGAAACTCCAAGTGCACAAACAAATACAATTGATTCTTATGAAATGCAATCTCTTGGTAATGCATCAGACTTTGGTGATCTAACAGTAACTAGAAGAAGTTTTCCAGGTGGTGGTACAAATGGAGCAAGAGGTACTTTTAATGGTGGTAATACACCTTCTGTTTCAGATGTAATAGATTATATAACAATAGCCTCAGTTGGTAATGCTACTGACTTTGGTAATTTAACAGAAGCAAGAGATGCGCCTGCAACTCTTTCAAGTCCAACAAGAACTCTTTCGGGAGGAGGTGGAACACCATCAAGAGTTGTTACAATAGATTATATAACAACAGCTTCAACAGGTGATGCAACAGATTTTGGTGATTTAACTGTCGCTAGAAATCAATTAGCACCTGTGTCATCTACAACTAGAGGTGTTTGGATAGCTGGATATACTCCATCAAGATCAGACGTTATGGATTATGTCACAATAGCTTCAACAGGTAATGCTTTAGATTTTGGTGATCTAGCGCAAGCAAGAGCAGCGGGTGCAGGTATCTCAAATAATACAAGAGGTGTACACGCAGGTGGTGAAGTTCCAGGCACAGACACCACACAAATTGAATTTATAACAATTGCTACTACAGGAAACTCATCTGATTTTGGAGATTTAGTTGAAGCTTGTCAATATATATCAGGAACTTGTGATGCTAACAGTGGTTTACAAAGCGCATAGAATAGTGTAGTATCCTACAAAATGAAAGATATATTTTTCCTACATGGATTACCACGTGCTGGTAACACTGTATTTGGTTCTATTATGAATCAAAACAAAGATGTAGCTGTAACAGCTAATAGTATTTGTGCTGATATACTTGGTGAAATATATTTATTACAAAACACAGATATCTTTAAAAATTTTTCAGATCATAGTTCTTTAAAAAATGTAACAAAAAATATTTTTAACAATTACTACAAAGATTGGAATTACAAATATATTATTGATAGAGCACCTTGGGGACATCCAACAAATTTAAAAAATTTAAAAGAAATAAAATTTAATATAAAAATTATTGTTTTAGTTAGAGACATAATAGAGGTATTAGGATCTTTTTTAAACTGGTCTGAAAGAGAGCCTTCTTCTTTTGTTAATCAATATGAAGCTAAAACAAGAGAAGAAAAATGTCATATGCTAATGAACAAAGAAGGTGTAATAGTCAAAGAGTTAATAGGTATAAAGCATTTGTTGGACTATCAACCTAAAGAATTATATCACGTGATTAATTTTAAAGACTTGGTTGAAGACACAGAAAATATAATAAATAATGTGTATAACTTTTTGGGTATACCCAAGGTAAAACATGATTTTGATAATATAAAACAATTTAAAGTAAACGATATGGTTTACGATGATGCTATCGTAGGAAATGGATTACATACTTTAAAAGAAGGTGCTATAAAAAATTATAAAGAAGACTATAATGCTTATGATATTGTCCCAAAAAACATTATAGATATTTATAAAAAATGTAATTTTTGGATGAAATGAAAGAAGAATTATTACAACTATTTCCAACGCCCTTATTAATTGTGCCTTACGAACAATCAATTGATGAAGAGTTAGCATATTTAAAAACTATTAGTTATCGTGAGCAACAACAAAACGGTAACTATAGATCCGATGATTCATATTTATTACGTCAAGAAAAATTAAAAAACATAAAAAATTTTTTAGGTGAATCTGTAAATAAATTTACTACAGATGTTTTAAACTCAAAGCAAAGATTAGTAATTACTCAGTGTTGGGCTAATAGAAATCCAAAAGGGTCCAAGCATCACGAACATTTACATCCAAATAGTATAGTGTCTGGTGTTATGTACTTTCAAATAAACGAAAAACTACCACCAATACAGTTTTCAAAAACAAATCAAGACGGCATAAAATTAAATCCAGAAAAATATAATCATATAAATTCAGAATCTTTTTTACTACCTTGTAAACCAGGTGAATTAATATTGTTTCCATCTTCATTAAAACACAGTGTGCCTATAAACCAAGGAGATGAAGATAGAATTAGCATATCTTTTAATACTTTTAGTATAGACATACTAGGATCAGAGCAATCTTTAACACATTTAGATATAAGGAGGATGATGAATGAGCACAATTAAAAGTTATATATACGTGGAAAATCACATACCAAAAGAAGTTTGTGAAGAATTAATAGATGAATGCAACAAAGGTATATGGAAAAAACATACTTGGAACAATTATGCAACAGGCACGTTTGAATCTGAACCTACAAAAGAATTAGATGTAATGAATTGCACCAAGGAACAACAAGCAAAGATAACACCATACTTAGTTAAAGCATTAGGTGAGTATCAAGAAAAGCATAGTGTACCAGGAGAAAAAACCCAAGGACCATGGCTCAGTAAATTTAGTCCCATACGTTTTAATAGATATGTTGTTGGTACTATGATGAGAGAACACTATGATCACATACACAGTATATTTGATGGTCAGATGAAAGGAGTGCCGCTAGTTTCTATTGTAGCCAACTTAAATGAAGATTATGAAGGCTCTGAATTCTATTGCAGAGGAGAGAAAATTAAGTTAAAAACGGGTGATATACTATTGTTTCCATCTAATTTCATGTATCCTCATGAGGTTAAAGAAACAACAAAAGGCACCCGATACTCGTTTGTAAGCTGGGCCTTTTAATATATAATGAGGTTATATGCTACAAAAAATAGGTTTTCAACCAGGTATCAACAAACAAATAACAGAAACTCAAGCAGAGGGACAGTGGACAGACTGTGATAATGTTAGGTTTCGTTATGGTATACCTGAAAAAATAGGTGGTTGGAAGCAACTAGGAGATAGTAATCTTACAGGTGCTGGTCGAGGATTACATCATTTTGTAAATAGTTTAGCTAGAAAGTACGCAATCATTGGTACAAACAGAATTTTATATGCATTTTCTGGAGGTGTATATTATGACATACACCCTATTAAATCTACAACAACCCTTACAAGTGCATTCACCACGACTAATGGATCAGCTGAAGTTACAATAACATTTGGCTCAGCACACAACATATCAGCACAAGACATAATATTATTAGATAGTTTTTCTACAATTACTAATTCAAACTTTGCAGCTGCAGATTTTAATGATAAAAAATTTATGGTTACAACTGTGCCTACAAGCACAACATTAACTATTACCATGCCATCAAATGAGTCAGGATCTGGTGCTACAACATCTGGTGGTATTAGAGTACAACATTATTATCCTGTAGGACCAGCTGTACAAGCAAAAGGTTTTGGTTGGTCACTTGGATCTTGGGGTGGTACAGTTGCTGGTAATCCAACAACTACACTACAAAACGGTATTACAGACACTGCAACAACAGGTATTATATTAGTAGACTCATCACAGTTTCCAACTGCAGGAACAAACTTTTTACAAATAGATAGTGAGGAAATATCTTACACAGGTATTGCAGCTACAGGAGAACTTACAGGTGTTACTAGAGAAGTAGGTGGAACTACAAAAGCAGCACATAGTGGTGGAGCAACTATAACTAGTACAACAACTTTTATTGGTTGGGGTGAAGCAGCATCTGGAGACTTAGTATTAGAACCAGGTATGTGGTCGCTAGATAATTTTGGTGACAAAGCAATTTGTTTGATACATGACAGCGCGGTTTTTGAATGGAATTCTGCTGCAACAAATGCAACAGATACAAGAGCTGTAATTATAACTGGTGCACCAACTGCATCAAGACACATGTTAGTATCTACACCGGATAGACACTTAGTATTCTTTGGAACAGAAACAACTATAGGTGACACTGGCACACAAGATGATATGTTTATTAGATTCTCGGACCAAGAGGATATAAATACATATACACCAACAGCAACTA